TGATGCCGGCCCCGGCCCCGGTGGCCCCCACCGCCCAGGACCAGCTGGTCACCCTGCTGGCCGCCCTCCAGGCCCAGGGCGTCGGGCAGGCCGCCCCCGCGGCCCCGGCCGGCCCGTCCGCCGCCGCCCTGCTGGGCACCCCCGGCGTCCCGGCGGCCCCGGAGAACGGGGCCCCGGCCGCGGACCCCATCCACCAGGCCGCCGTCCTCCAGGCCGGCCTGGCCGGCGGGGACTACACCCTGACCGCCGCCCTCCAGGACATCACGCACTCCGGCCTGCCCATGTTCCAGCGGCCGGCCGGCACCATCGGCCAGAAGCTCTGGGAGGGCTCGAGCACCGCCCGCAACTGGGTGGACCTGACCGACACCTCCACGCCGCTGACGTCGATGAAGTACACCACCTGGCAGTGGACCCGCGGCCCGGAGGTCAAGGCCTGGAACGGGGACAAGACGGAGGTTCCGTCCAACCCGGTCTCCCTCGAGGAGATCCCGGGGACCGCGCGCCGCTGCGCGGGTGGCTGGGACGTGGACCGCGCCTACCGGGACTTCGGCACCACGGAGTTCTGGGAGGAGTTCTACAAGGAGCAGACGGAGTCTTACCGCGAGCTGACGAACCTGTGGTGCGCGGAGGCCCTGGTGGGCTTCGCAAAGGACGTGTCCATCGACGGCAACGTGCCGGCGTCCTACCTGACGGTGGACCGCACCGTGGACGCCGGCCCCACCCAGATCCTCCGGGCCGCCGCCCTGGGCACCGCGATCCTCGAGGACACCCCCAAGGTGCGGCAGGGCCCGGACTGGATCGCCATGAACACCTTCGACTGGTTGACCCTGGTGGACCTGACGAACCTGGACCTGCCGTCGTTCCTGGCCCTGCTCAAGATCAAGCCGGAGCAGTTCATGCGCACCGCGGACGTGCCCGCCGGCCAGGTGGTCCTGGGCGTGAAGCGGGCCGCGAAGACCCGCGAGCTGGGCGGCGGGGCCCCCATCCGGGTGGAGGCCCTCGACGTCGCCCGCGGCGGCATCGACTCCGCCGTCTACGGCTACGTGGGCTATTCCCTCGAGCGTCCCGGCGGCATCATCTCCGTTCCGCTCGCCCCCGCGGCATGACCGGCCCCGCCCCCTCCGGGCCTGCCGACCTGGACCCCTACGTCCTCACTGACCTTCCGCGGGTCAATCAGGGGCTGGGCAAGGCCTGGGACGAGCAGGACCCGGAGGTGGCGGACGCCGTCGACGCCGTGGTGTCGCTGGTCCCCACCTGGCTGGAGCCACGGGGGCCGATCGACCCGGACACCGGCCGCCGGGCCTGGGCCCGCCACCAGCAGTACGGCGGCAAGCTGCTGGGCGTCCGCCTCTACCGGCTCCGGGACTCCCCCGGCGGCATGGCCGAGTTCGGCGTGGACGGGTCCGGTTACGTGCAGTCCAACTGGTCCGATATCGCCATGCTGCTGGACCTGGGCCGCTACGCCGTGGGCCGGCCCGGATGAGCAGCTACGCGGACCGCATCGTCCCCACCCTCGAGGACCTGGCCGCCCTCCTCACCTCCGCCGGGGTCCGCGCGGGCCTCGAGCGCTCCCAGCTCGAGGTCCCCGGGGCGTGGGTCACCCCGGCGTCGGTGGGGGACTACACGCTGGACGGGGAGGCGCACACCATCACCACCGCCGTCCTGCTGGTGGCCCCCGCGGGCGGCGACCTGGCCCCGCTCAAGGTCCTGACCGGCCTGCTGGCCAAGGCGGAGACCGTCATCTCCCCGGACGAGGACGTGGACACCTCCGTGGTCCTCAACGTCCGAAACACGCCCCTGCCCGCGTTCCGCCTGACCGTCGTCATCCCCATCAAGGAGCCCTGACCCGTGCCCATCAAGAGTTACAAGATCGACGAAGGAACCCTCCAGATCGGGGCGGCCCTGACCTCCATCGACGTCACCGCCCAGGTCGAGGAGGGCCTGGTGTCCTGGTCGGAGGATGTGGAGGACACCCGGCCCACCCTGTCCGGGGAGGAGCTGGCCGGGGAGGCCACCTACACCGCCACGCTGGAGCTCAAGCTGATCCAGGACCTGGATGAGGCCGGCCTGGTGGAGTTCACCTGGGAGCACATGGGGGAGATTCTCCCGTTCGAGTTCTCCCCGGCCACCGCCACCGGCCGCACCATCACCGGCAATCTGCGGATCGCCCCGATGAACGTGGGCGGCCCGGTCCGGACCCGGCCCAGCTCGGACGTGTCCTGGGCCTGCATCGGCAAGCCGGTCCTGGGGGCCTCGCTCTAATGCCCGACGCCGGCCGCCTACGTGTGGACGGGGCCCGCGAGCTGCGGGCCTCGCTCAAGGCGGCCGGCCGGGGCGTTCAGGACCTCAAGGACGCCCACAAGAAGGTGGCGGACGTGGTGGCCCGCGAGGCCGCCCCGCACGCCCCGGTGGGACCGCCGGAGGGCGGCCACATCAGGGACACCGTCCGGACGGCCGGCACCCAGTCGGCGGCCATCGTCCGCATCGGACGGGCCCGCAACCCTTACGGGCGTCCCCTGCACTGGGGGACGCCGCACCGCGGCATCCCGGCCCAGCCCTGGGTCTACGACGCCGCGAAGCGCACCAGCACCGAGTGGTTCGGTATCTACGCCGATTCCATCCAGCACATCATCGACACCACCGTGGAAGGGACCCCACACCCATGACCAGCGCAGAGCGTTACGGCCACCAGCTCGACCAGGACGAGGCCGGCCCGGAGGGCCTGGCCCTGACCGGCGGCCTGACCGGGGGCCTGGCCCCCGCGGAGGGAACGCCGCTCGAGGAGGCGGCCACCGTGGCGGAGCCGGAGGCGAAGAAGCTTCCCGGCAAGCGGGCCCGGGTCACCCTCGAGGGCCCGGACGGCCTGCCGGCGGAGCCGGTGGAGGTCCGCATCGACAATCGGGACTACATCGCCTGGGACAAGACCGCCCCCCGGATGGGCTGGGTGAAGAAGAAGGATGACGCCACCCCCATCTACGTGATGGCCACGTTCCTGTCGTTCTCCGCGATGACCCGCCAGGGCCTGACCTCGCTGACCTGGAAGCAGTTTGAGGCCGCCTGCATCGAGGCGGAGGAGATCGTGGAGGACGAGGCGGACACCGCCCACCCTACGAAGTAGGGAGCAGGGCCCGCCTCGCCGTCTGGGTGGCCCTGACCTCCCGTCAACCCCTGTCAGAAGTCGAGTCCTGGGACGACCACCAGCTGGTGACCGTCCTCCAGGAGCTGTCTGACCTCGCCCGCGCTCGAGAGGAGGCCGCCCGTGGCCGGTAAGGGTGCCACCCTCGCCATTCGGATTGTCAGTGACGCATCCCAGGCCGGCCGCGGATTCGACCAGACGGAGTCCCGGCTGGCCGGATTCCAGCGGAACGCGGACCGGGCCTCCGTGGCGGCCGGCGGCCTGCTGGCCGGCATCGTCGCGGTGGCGAACGAGGCCCGGGAGGCCGCCTCCCTGGTCCAGCAGTCCGGCGGGGCGGTGGAATCGGTGTTCGCCGGCCAGGCCGCCGCGGTCAAGAAGCTGGCGGAGGGGGCCGCCGATGCGGTGGGCCTGTCCAAGAACTCCTATAGCGAGCTGGGCTCGGTGCTGGGGGCCCAGCTGAAGAACATGGGCTATGCCGGGGCCGGCCTGGTCACCCAGACCAATGACCTGATCGAGACCGGGGCGGACCTGTCGGCCACGTTCGGCGGGGACACCTCTGAGGCGGTGTCCGCCCTCTCCAGCCTGCTCCGCGGGGAGCGGGACCCCATCGAGCGCTACGGCATTGCCATCTCCGCCGCCGCGGTGGAGGCCAAGGTGGCCGCGCTGGGCCTGGACACCTCCACCGACGCGGCGAAGCGGTCCGCCACCGCCCAGGCCACCCTGGCCCTGGTGGCGGAGCAGTCCGCCAGCGCGCAGGGGGCGTTCGCCCGGGAATCCGATACCGCGGCCGGGGCGTCCCAGCGGGCCGCCGCGAAGTTCGAGAACGCAAAGGCCTCCCTGGGGGAGGTCCTCCTGCCGGTGGTCACGGAGGCCGCCACGAAGTTTGCGGACCTGACGGAATGGATGACGGACAACACGACCGCGGTCCAGATCGCCGTGGGTGCCCTGGGCGGCCTGGCCCTGGTGGTCCTGACCGTCAATGCCGGTATGCGCGCATGGGCCGCCGCGGAGGCTCTGGTCACGGCCGCCACCTGGGCCATGAATACCGCCCTGCTGGCCAATCCGATCACCTGGGTGGTGTTGGCCGTGGCCGCCCTGGTGGCCGGCGTGGTGATCGCCTACCAGAAGTTCGAATGGTTCCGCGACATGGTCAAATCCGTCTGGGAATGGCTGAAAAAGGCCTGGAATTTCGTTACCGGCGGCTGGGTGGATGACGCGGCCCAATCCATTTTCGGCGCGCCA